GGATTACGCTATATACGCAGGTGCGTCTCACGACCTTCGGATAACACTTACGACAAAATGGGCAATGCTGAGTTTGAAACGTTGCCGCAGGAGATGAAGACAGGCCTATAACGTGTACCATCCGGACATCATCCAGGCCAACGTCGATCGCTATCAGGCCCGCCTCAACCTCAAGGCCCGCCAGTCTCGCGACCCTGAACTCGAACGCCTGGACCTGCAATACCACTCGCTCATCGAGGTCAATCAAGCCCGCTCTTACTTCCGCGAACGCGAGCAGAAGCATCAGTACGCCCTCGAAACCGATCCCAAGACTCCTCCCATAACTTGGGACCTTCAAGAAAAGCGCTGGATTCGCAATGAACGCATCATGTGCCGCCTCGACTTCCAGTACTTCGCTACACGCTACGCCTTCATTCGCTCTGATGATGGCCGTTTGCTCTTGTTCAGCCCGAATATCGCGCAGAGGATCATCCACACGATGCGCGCCGAGAACGAACTCAAGCAGATCGCCATTGCCAACATCGACCTCAAGGCCCGGCAACTAGGCGTCTCGACCGACACCGAGATCTGCGTCCAGCATCGCGCCCAGTTCTACTCGCACACTAACGCCGTCGTGGCCAGCAGCGACCCAGACAAATCCACCAAGATGGCCGGCATGATGGAGCGTGTCCTCGATAATCAACCCACCTACCTCCGCCCCAAGACCCGTCAGGTCCAGGGTGAGCTGATCGAGTTTCCTCTCCAGCACTCCTTCATCTCGATCCAGCATGGTACGCAATTCACCGGCATCTCCCGAGGTGACACGCCCACAGTCGCCCACTTGAGCGAACTCTGCGACTTCGACAATCCTGAGGACCTGGTGGACGCCTCGCTCATGCGTGCCATGCACGACTCCCCGTGGATGTTTCTGGTCCTCGAATCCACCGCGCAAGGCCGCCGCAACTGGTGGCACAAGTCCTGGGAGCATGCCAAGGCGAACTGGTCCTCAGGCCGCAGTCGTCTCCGCCCGATCTTCCTGCCGTGGTTCGTCGGCTCAGATCTATACCCAACCGACACTTGGCTCCGCGCCCGCCCCATTCCCTTGGACTGGAAGCCCGCCTCGACTACCATTGCCCACGCCGAGCGCGCGCGCAACTACGTTCGCTCGAACAAGCTCCTCACTCAGTTCCTGGGCGCCGATTGGGCCATGCCCTACACGCAAATGTGGTTCTACGAGGTAGAGAGAGCGGAGCACCTAGCCAAGAACGAGCTGAACAAATTTCTACAGGAGATGCCCGCCGATGACCTCGAAGCGTTCCAATCTACCGCGATCTCTGTATTCGATACGGACACTATCTCTTGGTACCGAGACGAAGCCGGAAGAAGGACTCCTCTTGGTGTCTATACAATCCTCGGTGATGACATTCCAGATCGACTGCGTATCCCCGAGCGACAATGGGACCAGGATAGACCTTCTTTTACGGTTAAGGCTAACTGGTCCCCCGGGCAAACCTACGAGTACACCTTCCAGCCAATCCAGTGGGACGGCTACTCGACCGACGACGGCCTCGGCAAAGTCTACATCTACGAGCACCCGCAGGACTACGAGAACTACGGGTTCGGCGTCGATACGTCGGACGGGCTCGGCCAGGACCGCTCGGTAGTCTTCGGCCTGCGCAAAGGCGATCTTCACCGTAACGATTTCCAGTGCGTAGAGTACGCCAATCCCTATATTAACGCCTTCGATCTCTGGCCGATCTGCATGGCCCTCGGCACCTATTACTCGGTCAAAAAGGACGGCATGCTTCACCAGCCCCGCATGGCGATCGAGTGCAAGGGCAACGGGGAGGCCACCCAGAACGAGCTGCGCAAACGTGGCTGGACCAACTTCCACATGTGGGTCCGGTACGACACCAAGCGCATTCGCAAGGGCAACGCCAACAAACTCGGCATCTTCACCAACTACTGGTTCCGTACTATGATGATGGACTGGATCATCAAGTTCCTGCGCGATGGCTGGCTTGACATCTGCTCGCCGTGGTTCGTGGTTGAGATGGAGGACTTAGAACGCGGCGAAGAAGTCCAGGAACTCAAGGCGACCTACGGCGGGCACGACGACCGGATTATGGCGTGCGGGATGGTCCTGCTCTCGCTCTACGACACCGAGATCCGTACCGGAGGCAAGTCGCCCGGCGTCCAGCGAGTCCTCCTAGCTAAGCAAGGCGAGAAGTATTATCCAACCTACGATGAACAGACTACCTGGCAGACTCATGACAAGCCCATGGTCAACTCGCCTATGGAAGCCTATCTGATGGCGCCTAACGACAAGGCTTGGGCCAAAGGAGACCCGAGGAGTTATTTGTTTGGCGGGCGGCCCGAACCTGAGGCACAATTTAGTGAATATGATCTGTAGCGAGTGCGGCCATGAACTCCAAATCGGCGACTACCCCTTCTGCCCTCACGGCTCTATCTACCCCGGCCACGCGCAGCGATTTGATCCGATCGTTGTGCACGTTTCGTGTGAAGGAGACGGCGGGTATCGCTTCCCTGCTGCAGTCGATGCCCCTGTCCCCGCCGGATATCGAAAGGTTGAAATCCGCACGATTCAGGAAGCTGATCGCGTCAGTCGAGAAGTCAACCGCCGCGAGGATGAGACCCTTAGGTCAGTTCAACAGCAATCAGACGCGAGCCGCCAAGCGGCTCGATCGCGTAACCAAGCGTTCATGAACAACATGAAGGAGCGGATGTCACCTAAGGGCAGGCAGTTCCTGGACCAAGCACGAGAGTACCAGGCCATGAAGGATAAGGAGCGCGAGCAGTCCAGGCCTCGTGGTACCAACTTCCACATGGACGTGTTTGCCTACGACTCCAGCAATCGCGAGCAGTACAGGGACGAAAGGACCGGATGGCGGGGACGAAAGGGCTAACGTGACAATCGCGCAACTTGTCCACGAATTACAGCAGCTCGATCAGGGCAAGGAGATCCTGGCTAAGTTTAGCGGCACATGGTACGAGGTTAACCTGACCTTTGCGCCATGTGCGAACTGGCCAGAGTACTTTGTGCAAGTGGAAGCGCTGAGCCCTAAGACACATGAAGGCTACTAACACTACTAGCGTCTACCGCCTGGCCTTCCCCTCCACGCGCAAGGAGGTCGAGTCCGAGTATCCCAGCATGTCCGCCAAGGCCAAGCGGCTGCTGACCGCCCTGCGCGTCAAACGTCAACGTCGCGAATCTGCTCCGCAAGGTGTAGACTACAAGCATGCCTAACTACGGCGGCTCCTCCGATTGGCGCATTCCGCCACAGTACAACTACAAGGGCGAACTAACCTCCTCGGACACCAAAATCAGCTGGCTTAGGGAGGTCCTCGGTGAAGCTGAGAATTATCAACGCACCCAGCGTTCCTACATTGACATGGATCGTGCTCTTGACGTTGTGGCGGGCGTTAGTGCTGCTGATACACGCCAGGCGCGCACCCTCTCTGGCGTTCGTGTCAATCGTGCGAAGCGTAATGTACGGGAACTTGTCGCGACACTTAGCAATCTCCGCCCCATGTGGGGCTACAAAAACGACAATCACGCCTACGATCGCCAAGCCCTGATCCTCAACAAAATGGTGAACGCCTGGTGGCTGAACACCTTTGCTGACCGCGCCATTCGCAAAGCCCTCCAGTACACCTTTGTCATGGGCTCGGGCTATGTGTCGCCAGTCTGGCGCCGGGACTTCTGGGCCACCGGCCGTGGCGACATTCACCTCAACGTCTACGGCCCGCGCGACGTGCTGTTCGTTCAGATGCCGGCTGATCACAACTTCCAGGGCGCCTACGCCGTTTCTATCCGCATCCGCACTCCTATCCACATAGCCCACATGATGTGGCCGGACCAGGCCGACAAGCTCAAGCCGACCTACATGGCCTCCGGGTCCCTGAAGCGTGGCATGGGACGGGTCAGCGGATTTGTCACCCCTATCCTCCGGCGCTTCGGCTTGGGCAACGCGCGCAAGGAAGAAGACGACACGCCCTTCCCGATGGTAGACATCTATCACACTTACGTCATGGACGCCTCGATCAACACCGGCCCCGATCCGATGGTCATGGGCGACCCTGGCACTAACTGGTCTTACACCGTCCCGGTCCTCAACTCCGATATCCCGACCGGCATGCGCGACTCCCAAGGCAACCAGACCTTTCGTAAGGCCAACCGCGCGGATGCCATGCTCTATCCCAACCGCCGGCTATTCATCGCCTCCCCGGACAACAACGTCGAGCTTGGTGATGGCCCCTCGCCCTGGTGGATCAACGGTGTTCCTCTCGTCCAGTTCAACATCGACGACTGGCCATGGGAAGTGAACGGCTACTCGGCCATGCGCGACATGGCTCCTATTCAAAGCTCGAACAACGGCCTGATGCGCGCGATTGACGACGCGGCCAACGCCCGCCTGCGCCCCAACGTCTTCTACGACATGGACGTATTGGCCAAGACCCTGATGGACGACTTCGACTTCCGCCAAGGCGGCCAGTCCATCCCGGTCAAGATGCAGATGATCGAGACTCCGATCAAAACTGTCCTTGACCCTCGCCACTACGAGGTCCCGGCCTACATTATCGAGTGGATCAAGCAACAAGAGATTCGCATGGACCATGTGGCCGGCGTGCCTGACCTCTCCGCCATCGCCCGCGCCAAGCAGATCCCCACCTCCGAAACCTTCGACAAGGTGATGGAGATGGCCGGGCCACTCGTTACAGACATGGGCCGGAACATGGAGTCCTCACTTTCACAACTCGGCCAGATGTGGGCGGCGCTGTTCTTCCAGTTCATGGCGATCACTCCACGCACGATCCAGGTCCTCGGCCAGGACGGAGTGACCGAAGAGAGCTTCGACTACGAGCCTGGCAACATGCTCCCATCGCACATGCCTGGCGAGGACGCCAATGTCAGCTCTCCTACTCCCTTGCTCGACCGCGCGAAGTGGTTCATGCAGAACTTTATCTTCCATGTGACTCCTGGCTCCTTGCACCAAATCACCCAGATGTCCAAGAAGATGATGAACCTCCAGTTATTCCGCGCCTCGGGCATGCCGTTCCCGATGGACCCGTGGACCTTGGCCGAGTCGATGGATATGAACATTGGGCCTACTCCCCCCGGCGCGACCAACCAGTTCCAGCGTTGGGTAGCGTGGATGAAGACCGTTCAGGAGTTGATGCCGCAGAAGCAAGGACAGAAGGGGCGGCCACCGTCAGGTAACCAACCTCCGCACCTACAACAGAAGGGCGGCGCGGGCGGAAGACAGACGGTAGCGGAGTCCAAATGATCGGCGAGTGCTATTGTATCCGCTGTCACTCACGCATGGACTGTATAGCTATCAGCAATGGCTGTCCAATTGGTTGGGCTTGCGCTCATTGCTCGCTGATCTGGCAACTCGACGCAGGTTGGAACCGCTTTACCTCGCGTCATGATCCTGAACTCCTGAATCCGCGCTATGCCTGACGACTCCTCACTCCCACCGCTCTCTCCCTCGTTGGCTATGTTGATCAACAAGCTCCGCGGCCAACCTGAGAACTATGAAGGCTACGCGCAGTCCCGCCTTGGTCGCACGCCCATGATCTACGCGCGAACCCCTCAACAGTTCGAGGAGCTGGACAATCCCCTGCACAATCCACTCCGCCACGACTACGGCGCGACCTTCATGAACCGTGGGGACCTTGGCGCAGTGAACGTCAGCTCTCTCCATGATCCCGTCGCTGCTCTACTCTCCCAAGGCCAACCAGTATCGGTGATCCGACCTCCTGAGCAAGCGGTCAGCGGCCCAGGTGGCTCTCCTGGCACCGAACCCGGCGTTT